TCCTTCAATTCTTCTTCTTTATTTTCTTCTTTATTTTCTTCTTTATTTTCTTCTATCTTTTCTTCATCCTCTACTAAGGTTGTTTCTTCGATAATTTCCTCATCTGTTGTTTCATCAATATATGACCTTAATATTTCCTCAATAGGAATACTATCTCTAATAGTTTCAAAAATAGATTCTCTACATAAAAGTTCACATTCTCTCATGTTTTTTTGATATGTCAATGGTGAGATATTTTTTTCATATAAATATATATTTTTATAAATCTTTCTAGCTAAATTTATATAAACTCTGTGAATAAAATCAGCTAATTTGGGTATATCTATTTCTATTTTTTTCTGTTTTGTTGATACTCTTATACTTGTCAAAATTTTAAGTTGCGTAATATGTACACATGTTAATAAATCTTCTAAATAATTACAACCACTAACTCTCACAATCCTTTGACTCTCTTCATTTATAATTGTACTATTCCATTTTCCAACTCGTGATAAAAAATTTTGAAATGTCATTAAATATTTGTTTTTTTCATCATTTGATACACACAAATTAAATGCTTCATCAAAAATAGATTTTATACCTTGAAGCACTAAAGGAGTTAAAATTGTTACTAATCTTGACATGTATTCATTTTTTGCTTCCGCTAATAATTCCGGATTATAATCATCCATTTTACATTGATAATATATTTTTAAAATTTAAATCTTTACGCAAATATACAAAATATATAATAAAAAACATGAGCAACTTTTCATTTCTAAATTCTTTTCTTATTGTGTTAATATAAATTAAAATTAAATATAAATCATTTTGTGTTTGCTTTATAAAATCTATTAAATCTAACGCATTATAACCATTTTTATAGAGCAAATTAAGAGTGTTTATCATATTTGACATATTTATTTTTTTTAATTTCCTTTTTAAAAAAGTAAATTTTACTTTTTTTTGATATTCTACATAATTAAATTTTTGATCATTATATGTATACAAATTCATTCTTTTACCATTTATAATTGGGTTAGGGATGTATATTATACAAAAACGTGATAATATTGGTTGTAACAATTTATCTTTATTATTTATTATAATAAAAACTCGTGTTGTATGACTGTATTCTTCTATACATCTTCTTAATGCCGATTGTGCATCCATTGTTAAATGATTTGCATTAAATAAAATAATACTTTTGAATATAAACTTATTTTTTAAATTCGTTTTCGCAAAGAATTTTAGGTCTTCGCGTATAAATTTAATTCCTTTACCATGCGCACAATTTACATACATTGTATATTTTTTCCTTTCTTCCGGCGTATAAATTCTATTAATAAAATAATTTAATATATATCGTTTTCCTGACCCAGAATCTCCATAAAATATAATATGGGGGATTTTATTCATTTCAATAAAAGTATTTAACTTTTTCTTCAAATCTTGGTGGATATCTAGCAATTCATTATTATTTTCATTTATTATTTTTTTATTTATATCTGTCATTATATGTTATTATAACCATTTTGTTTAATCGTTTTTTTGTCTTATTATATATTATAATGTTTTTAAAATATATAATGGGAAAAACAAGAAAAAAAAGAAAACCCATAAAAAGAAAAAATACAAAAAAAAATAACAAAGGAATTAAAAAGAAAGCTAGGCGTACTTGGAGTTCTCATCACAAATTTATACCAAAATATATTAATTTAGCTGGTAAAAGAATTATGGATAATCCAGCTGATTATGATTTAGAAGTTAAAAAATCAAAAATACATGGTTATGGATTGTTTACAAAAATCCCTTTTAAAAAGGACCAAGCTATATGCCCATATAATCATATGAAATCTCAAGTTATGGATTGGAAAAAATTTGTTAAAAAATATGGTGAAGATTTTCGTTTTACATATAGTTTAAAAGCATTTGGTAATAATAAAATCATTAATCTAAAAAAAAATTGGAATTTTGTTACTTTCACTAATGATAATAGACCATATCATAATGTGTATTTAGCTAAACGCGGATTAAAGGCTCGTAGAAACATTAGAGCTGGAGAAGAGCTTACCTTATCTTATCCTCATTATGATCCTAAGATTAGGTAGTTTTTAATATAAAAATTAAAAGATTTTTTTTGATTCTTTATTTGAGAAGTACCGACTTTGGGGATAAAATATATGAATTATTGCTTAAATCATTAAAAGAACTTTTAATTTCATAATTAAATACTCCATTAATAACTTTATGAGATAAAAAACAATCTTTGCCACAATACATCTCCGGATTCACAAAAATCTCCACACCCTTCAATGTTGTAATTGAAAATAAATTTCTAATAAGTATTGAACTTTGACAATTATGACATTTTTTATATTCCATTAAATATTATATATGTATAATATTTAAATTCATTTACAAAAACATGTGGTGACCCTCAATTAATGATTGTTTCCTTGAACCCCCTTTTTGGGGGGAAGTTTTTCCCCTAACCCTTTTTTTGGGGGAAGTTTTCCCCCTAACCCCCTTTTTTCTTGCTTTAGTTTTTCTTCTAACCCTTTTTTTCATTTGTTTTTTGGTTCTTTTAGATTTACTCTTCTTTGTAGAGAATGATGTCATATATATTAACAAAAGAAAATTATACGTAAACTTCAAAAGAATCTATATCGATAATCTTTGTTTTTTTCTTCAACTTTTTCTTTTTTACAATATAAGATTGAAACATGGGTCTTTCCAATTGTTTTTGTGGTGTATGATTATGTACTGTTCTAGCAATCATTTTGTATAATTTAAATTCTGGATATCTTTCTTCGCCATTTTTTTTATATAATATATTTTTATTGTTATCATCATGAATCCACTCGGAAACAAGTTTTACAATTGGGTCTTCTAATTCTTCCTCATCTTCAATATCATCTACAAAATAATCATATAAAGAACATCCTAAACGACATAAATCAAAACTATAATTAGGTTCAACTAACTTTTTCTTTTCATTATAATATAATCCAAAATTATATTGCGTTGCCGCATCACCATTATGATGAAAACTATCACTACAAATTACATTTCCTTTGTATGTATATATTGAACGCCCAAAATCAATAATTTTAAATATTTTCCCAAAGGTGGGGACTTTGTATATTTTTTGATTATAACGGTAATAAACATATTGTTTAACAGTGTTGATAAACATAATATTATTTGTGTGTAAATCATTATGAGTAAAGTTAAAACATTTTTGAAATGCAATCAAAGTAAAAATGACTTGAATAAAAATAGATTCCCACTGTTTATTATTAATGGGTTCTTCAGATTCAAGCAAACTATCTAATGTATTTTCTAATTTTTCTAAACAAATCATTTGAACAGGAAAGTCAAATATTTCGCAAGCTAATTTTTCATCATCTTCTTCATCTTCTTCATCTTCTTCATCTTCTTCATCTTCTTCATCTTCTTCTTCATCATCTTCTTCATCGGAACCAACTTCAGCTTCCATATCGGAGTCTAATTCAGATTCATCGGTATGAGAAGAGCGTGATGAACATGTAGAACTTGTATTATTTGTTTTAAGGGATAGATTATTTGTTTTAAGGGATAGATTTTTTTGTGGTACATCAAAAACTAAATTTAAAGAACAATCTGTCGTTTCATTATTTATATTATTTGTATTAAATATTAAATCAAATGCTTCATTATTTAAAGTATTAAGGTCTAATGAAACATCATCATTTTTAATTTTAAGTTTTTTCTTGTTACATTTACTATCAAATATACCATTATAAAATCCATGCTCATCTTCATTGACATTATAAGTAACAGAATTATTATTTTTAAAAAAATTAGATTCATATAAATATTCTAAATCATCAAAAATATTATAATGAAATTTATTTTTAATTCCCAAAAATGAACCATAAAAATCCAAAGCATTTACAAAATTTTTATTATGTAGTAAATTACTGGATAAATATGAAAAAAAAGAATCTACATATGCGGAGTTATTTTTATCTAATAATTTTTCATGACAAGAATTATCACTTAATTTAGGCAATAATGTAATATTTGTTTCTTTATATTTCCCGGTTAAATATTTAACAGGGTCTAAAAGTGGTGAAAATTTAATAAAAGTTTTCATATTTTCATTATTTTCATTAATTTTAATAATACAATCAAAAATTTGTTCGGTATTTTTATTTTTTAGTTCTAAAATTTGGTTTTTATTATTTAAATTTATACTGTTAAAGTTATTGGAATTAAGTTTGAAAAAATTATTATATATAGGAATATAATTTTGACAATTTTGAATATTTGTTAAATTTTCATTTTGAATTTGCTTAAATAATGTTTCATTTTCGTTTTTTTTATAATTAATTTCGAACATTAATTTTATAGTAAGAGAAATTATAATATTTAACTTATTTTTGCGTATTATATTTTATATTTTAAATATTTTAATTTTTTATATGAATTTAGAACTAAAAAAATTTGATATGAAAAATATAACATTTAGACCGGAACTTAACCAAGGTCCGGTAATTGTTTTGATTGGGAGGCGTGATACAGGTAAGAGTTTTTTAGTAAGAGATTTATTATATTATCACCAAGATATTCCAATTGGTACAGTAATATCTGGAACAGAAGCTGGAAATGGATTTTATGGGACCATGGTTCCTAAATTATTTATACATGATGAATATAATTCAGCAATTATTGAAAATATATTAAAAAGACAAAAGATTGTTATGAAACAAGTAAAAAAGGAAAAAGAAGCTTATAAAAGGTCGAACATAGATCCTAGAGCCTTTGTAATATTGGATGATTGTTTATATGATAATTCATGGGCAAGAGAAAAATTAATGAGACTTTTATTTATGAATGGTAGACATTGGAAGATTATGTTAGTTATAACAATGCAATATCCATTGGGTGTTCCACCTAATCTCAGAACAAATATTGACTATACGTTTATATTGAGAGAACCATATATAACAAATAGAAAGAGAATTTATGAAAATTATGCTGGTATGTTTCCAACATTTGAAAGTTTTTGTCAAGTTATGGACCAATGTAC